TTGATAACTTTAAAACCGTTTTCAGAGCGCACTGCTCCATTAAAAGTAGTAGTAGCCATTTCAATCTCCTGTCGTGGCTAGTGTCAGCTGCGAAATGCGGCTGTCAGGATAAAATTACTATAAATGAAAAAAGGGCAACTCGCAAGTCGCCCTTTTCTTTATTTAGTTAAGACTATGCGCCTTTAGAACCAAATACGCAACGTGGATCTGAGAACCCAAAGCTGTAACGCTCCCGAGCCTTAAACCGCATGTTGCCTGTATCGAAGTCACCTTCCATCTGGGTCTTAATTGGCGCACGTTCAAAGTGCTTTAGACCGTTAGGTGCGTCAGTCTTAATGAAAAACGCATCTGTATCAGTAAGGAAATGATTAACAACGTAACCGTCTGACAACATACCCTTGCTACGAATAGCATTGATATCGTTATCAGCAGTACCTGTTCTCAAGGTAGAAGCCATTAGCCTTTCTGCAACAAACTGAAGTGCAGGTGGGATAATTAGTTTCATACCACGAAGCGCGATTTTTAGACCACGCTCATCGGTAAAGCCAGAGATGCTGATAAGAGCATCTTCTAGAGAGGTTTCGTTCAAATCCGCATCAGTTGATGGTTCGTTAGCAAACGTACCGCCCCCTGAAAGTGGGTGAACAAGCGAACAAAGCTCAACACCATCACCACCAGTAGTACCAGAGGAGAAGGCATTGTTAAGGACGTTAGCGGCCTTAACTTGCTTTGTATGTGCCATTGAACGAGCCAAAGCGCGAGTATAACGAGACGCCAAACGGTCGTACAAGTTATCCTCAATAGCTTCCTCAGTAATAGAGAACGCTAGTGCAATGGTTTCGTGAGTAAAGCGAGAAGTGAATGACTCTTGCGCGTCATCGAAATTTACCGCTCCACCTTCATTTTTGGTTGGTGCGCTACCAAAACCAGCAAGCATTACTTCCTCTTCAAACGCACGGTCTGAAGACTCAGTATCAAAAATTTCTGCATGCTCGTTTTCATAACGATCATATTCCATTCCAAAGAGGGCATTGAGTCCTGGCTCAAGTTCTTTGGCGAGTTGTGCTCTTGAAATAGGCATTAATCAACCCTCCTACTTAGTGCCAGTTGTTTGGGAATACGCATGCTCGTTAATTAAAACGTATGCATTCGTATTATTCGAAGCTTGATCGTTATTATCGGGATCCCTAGAAATACCAATAATACGAAGCTGTGCTGTGCCTGACGCTGTAGTCGCTGAAATTTCTCCAGAAGACTTACCAGTTACTGTACTACCCGCTGTCATAGATGTAGTATCAGCGTTTGCACCGACACTAGCCTGAGCTAATGTACCGTCACACTGTACTTCATATACGATTTTTGGATCGTCATAAACTTGAGCAACAATATCCGAAGCAGTAATGCTTCCTGGATAAAAGTTCTTAAACGTAGGCTTACCCGAAGTAGGATCAGTGAAGCTACAACCTTGGAATACACCAACGCTATCGTCTGCAGTGTTGGTTCCAGGAAGAATATCTCCCCCACCACCTGCATCCATAATCACAAGCATGCCCTGAAAAATAGGACCAGTTGCTCCTGACGCAATGACGTATTCGTTAGTAGTAAAGTTGGAAACTCCACTAAGCATACGGACAGGTTTTAGTCCGAAAGCGGCATCTTTGTTAGCCATTTTTCATACCTTCCATAAATAAAAATAAGTGGCCTATTTTGTATTCGGACCACCAAAGGTTACACGAGATTGTCGATCTTTACTGATCGGCATTGAAGGATGCTGCTCCTTCATGAGGTCATTGTCTACAGCTGTCATTTGATCTGCCGTTTGGTTCTCAAAATACTGTTGACGACTTTCAGCAATTTCCTCAGGCACCTTTGCCAACATCAATCCCCCCACACCAATAACCCCCGCATGCTTACCGTCTTCAATAGTCGGGGCATCGAAGTCAGGATATTCCTCTGCGCGAACAGGTTCATATCCCTCACGAATACGACCAGAAACATTTTTACGGTCTTCAACACCGCGTGTTTCTGTACGAATCCATCTGAATTTATAGCCCTCAGGAGGCGTAGGTGCTTCAAGTGATGACGATGGACGCCAAGGTTTTCTGCGCTCTTGCGTTGAGCGAGTTTCAGCAGCGCGAGGAGTTCTTTTTGAAATTTCAGACATTTAAGCCTCCTTCACGTGTCTCGCGTATTCCTCGAGAGGAACGCCGAGTTTTTTAGCAATGGCCACTTGACTTTGAGTCAAACGAACAGTCTTGCGCCCAGATTTTACATTCCGAGAAGCAGGAGCGACGGTTTGGGCGGGTCTCCGCGCACTTCCTGATTTTTGTCCCTCAAACTTATGAGGAAATTCATTACGAAGCCTATTATTAATTTCATCATAATAGTCTTCTGACGAAGGGTCGTACCCTTCTTCTTCGATCAGTCTACGGTGAATTGAGAACGCTGTAAAGGTCATTGCTTCATCTTTTCCAAACCATTCGTTTTCATCCGCCCATTGTTTAGCTCTAGGATCAAGCGGAGCTTGAGGCTGAGCAACGGGTTGCGCGGGTTCGGGAGCGACGGTTTGAGCAGGAGCTTCTTTTTCTTGAGCCTCTAATCGAGCCTGTTCTCTTAATACTCTATCGTTTTCAACGCTTAATTTAGCTACAATTTCTTGAGCATCTGCCATAGCGTCAGAGTCACCTTCTTCATAGGCTCCTTTTAAAGCTCTTTTTGCTTCAGCTAATTGACTTTTTATACGACCTCCTGCTTCGTTTACAAGAGTAGTATTTGCTTTTGAGAAGTTGGTGCTAAGTTTATCGTTATCGTCTTTTAACTTTTTTGCAAACTCGATAGCCGCTTGTTCGCGTCTTTCAGCTTCACGCATTTTATAAGTTAAACGATCAATACGTTTTTTAACGCCTTCTGAATACTGTTCATGTTCCTCAGAAGAATCTTCAGCAGAAGCTGCAACAGAAAGTTCTTCTGTTTCTTCCTCTACCTCTACATTAATTTCTTCTTTTTCTTCAAAAAGGTCTTCTTGTTGTTTTTCTTTTACTTCGGCCATTTATTTCTCCTATATCGACATTATATCGCGGGGATCGTTAATAGTTGCAATAATCTCGTCATCATTAAGAATCCGAGGCTCTGCACCATCAATTTTAAAACGGGAACCAGCATATCTACCAATAAGTACCCAATCGCCCTCTTTACACCAAGGACCGTCTGGAAATTTATCTTTATCAGCATATGCATCGGGACCAAGACTAACCACATAACCTACATTTGTAGCAAGCCGATTACGCTCAACCGTTTCATCCGCAAGAAGAATACCACCTTTAGTTTCTTTAGATGGTGTATACGGGAGAATTAAGATTCTCCAACCCGTTGGTTTAGGGAGTTTACCTAAAGCCGAGGTTGAGTCCTCATTTTCTTGATCTGGCAAAAATTGTGCCGCATCAAATCGATTTGGCGATACTGCGGCTAGTGTTGCTGCAGTTCGGCGTTCCTTTTCCTTATCTAGGATGTGGTCAGGAACGAATAACCTTTTAGTCATCTTCGTCGTTCTCCAATCTACTTCGAGTTTCTCTCAAAGTTTGTTCAATATCGCCAAGAGCAGAGACTTGACCCATTGCGTGGTGATATTGCTCCATATTAGCAACACCGTTTGACATTAGCAGTTCGCTAATCTCTGCTTGTCGTTTTTCAATTTTATTTAAAAGATATGTAACTAAGTCCACTACTTAATACCTACAAATTTCATCCCTCTGATAGCTGCTCCGCCACCTCTGCTGGCTCCTGCAGCTAAAACTTCATCTCCACCAAAGTTTCCGCCTCTATTACCGCCTCCAGCAGCTTTTCTTACTTTATTACCTTTAGTAGCACCTGCAATTCTATCTGCATAGGTGATTTCGTCAAAAGGTTCCGCTAAAGATGCAAATTTCTTTTGTTTATCGGTCATCTCTGATCCGCCTTTAGCACGTCTTTTAACGCCTTTATCTTTTTGACCCCTAGCTTCTGCTAAATCAAATTCTAATATTTTAATTTTATCAGGATCTGTTTCGTTTTCTAACATTACCATGATTTCTTTAACTCTAGTGTTAGTCATTTTAATTCTTCCTTGTCGCTAGGGTTACATTAGCACGAAGAGCTGCAATATCCTCATCTGAAGATATTTCGGCCTGAGCTAGTTGAGCTTGTTGTTGAAGTTTAGCCGCTTCAAGTTGAGCTTTTTGTTGATCAGCCATAACCTTGCGTTGTACTTCTGATTGTTGAATCTGAAGCTCCTGTTGTTTCAACATAACAATAGGATCAGATTGTCCTGTTCCTGCTGCTTGCTGAGCCATTTGACTAATCTGTTGAGTAGCCATTGCAGTAGCTTCTGCTAACGCTGCTTCTTGCTGCGGATCCATAACCATACCCTCAGCAGGAATAGGCTGTCCAATAATTTGTTCAACCTGTTGCTTATACTTCATGCCAAGGTGTTCTTGCATATGAGCCATTAATACTTGACTAGCAATCGGGTTCTTTTGTATATTCGGATCCTGTAAAAACGCTGAATGTGTAGCAACGTGAGCGTCGTGGTTTTGACTTTCAAACGCTTTTACAGGTTTACCTATCAAGGAATCAATATTCTCACTTACAGGATCTTTAGGTATCGCTTCATCTTTCGGCGGAAGAATATCATCAATATTTTGAATGCCCAAAGCAGAATACATACGCCTATACGCTTCGTGTAAATCGTGTATCTGCGGAGCAGATTGCGCCATTTGTAGTTGAGTCTGCGCCATAGTTACCCTTTGGCTCATACTAAACATTGCTGGGTCACTTACAGGTACTACGTCGATTCTATCATCAAAATCATCTACTTTAACTTGAGAGTTTGCGTTAGGAACTTGATACGGATATTCGTTGGGTAAATAATTCTTTATAACTTCAGCTAGAATACGAAGTTCTTGACGCTGAGCGTAATGAAGACGTTTATGAATAGCGGATAAAATCTTTGTACCTTGCTCTAATAGGGCTACTGTTGTACCTACAGGATTCGCTTGACTACCTTCACCTACATTTAAGTCAGTTACGGAAGCAAAACGTCTACCGCTTTCTATAAGAACGCCTAGCATCTGTAAAAGGGTCGCTGATGGCTCTTTATACGGTAAAGGCATAATAGCCTCTCGTATAGACGATCCTGGAGCATCTACGTCTCTGAATTCTCCTGGCTGTAGCGGCAAATCTTCATCGCGAACACGTAATCCTCTTGCCTTAAATCCAGCAGGTAGGTTAGCTAATGTTCCTGCATCAATTAACTGACGTAAGATCGAAGTCGCTGATTTAGTTAAGCCTCCAATCATATGGATAAGGCCAAAACCATAAAAACCCAATCCTGGCATAAACTTATAATGAGTAAAGTATCTAATTTTCTTCTTTTTAGCGTCATCTTTTTTATAATTACGACGTATAGATAAAACCTCGTTACTATCTTCATGGATTGTAACAATATACGGACAAGCTATACCTGT